TGACTTCTTATCCCAACGGTGTTATAATAATGACATTAAGGAGAAGAAATGAGCCAAATCTATACGATCTTTGAACAATTAGCATCAGACAATTCTCGTCTAGCTAAAGAAGCTATTCTTATTAAAAATAAGAACAATGAATTACTTAAACGAGTATTTCATTTAGCTTTAGATCCGTTTATTCAATTTTATATTCGCAAGATTCCAGAATATAAAAAAAATACTAACGGCGCATCTTTAGATGTAGCACTACAACAGTTAGATTTTCTTTCTATGCGAGTCCTTACAGGCAATGCAGGTATTTCTCATTTACAAACTATTTTAGAATCGGTTAATCATGAAGATGCAAAGATCATTGAGCGTATTATTGCAAAAGACATGCGGTGCGGAGTCTCCGAAGCAACAGTCAACAAAATTTGGCCAGGAGTTGTCTCGACATACCCAATTATGTTGGCTTCTGGATACGACCAAAAGCTCGTTGACAAAATCTCCTTCCCAGCCTATGTCCAGCTCAAGCTTGACGGAATGCGATTCAACGCAATCGCCCGAGGCAACACTGTAGAATTTAGATCTCGTAATGGCAAGACATTAAGCATCCCTAATCAATCTTTTAGTGTTCCGTTTCTTAAGATGGCAGAACACTATGGGCAAGATATGGTGTTCGATGGTGAATTGTTGATTGCTGATTATGCAGGCAAGCCCGTTAACAGACAAACAGGCAATGGCATTTTGTCTAAAGCAATTAAGGGCACTATGAGCATGGAAGAATCGGAAAATGTACGAGCAACTCTTTGGGATGCTATTCCTCTTAGCTCATTCCAAGCAGGCAAAGATACAGAACCATATAATGTTCGTTTAGCTAAACTAAGTAATTCTATATCCCATGTCAAAAGTCAGTTTAATCAGTTTAGACATTACATTGAATTGGTCTGGAATCAAGAAGTTCATAATCTTTATTCTGCTAAGGTAATTTTTGAGAAGTTTCTTGCCGAAGGTCAAGAAGGTACTATTCTAAAATCTAAAACAGGTATTTGGGAAGATAAACGATCCAAAGAACAAATTAAATTCAAAGGTGAATTGGAATGTGAACTGGTTGTTGTCGATTGGGAAGAAGGTACCGGGAAAAATAAAGGCAGGCTCGGCGCATTGGTATGTGAATCAAGCGACAGTGTTATTCGTGTTAATGTTGGCTCAGGTTATTCCGATGAACAACGTGAAGAATATACTCATAGTAAAGTAATAGGAAAAATTGTCACTGTCAAATATAATGCTCGTATTAAAGATAAATCTGGAGTTGAGAGTTTGTTCTTGCCCGTGTTTATTGAATTACGTGAAGACAAGGATGTTGCAGATAGCAGCAAAAAAGTAAAATGATTAATAAAATATTCGTAGATATGGATGGAGTTCTTGCAGACTTCGATTCTAGATTTGTAGAATTGTTTGGTCATCCTCCAAGTGAATCTCGTAATAAATTTGGACAACACTGGCGCACACTTGTTGACGATAAACACTTTGAAAACTTTGACCTGCACGAAGGTGCTACGGAATTAGTTGAATTTCTAAATTCCGTTAAACATAGAGCAGATATTGCAATTTTATCTTCAAGTGGCGGATTTAAAGATCATGCATCCGTTCAATCTCAAAAGATTAAATGGTTATGTAAAAATAACATTGTTTTTCCTGCAATTATTGTTCCTGGTCGTTGGTATAAAAAAGGATTCGCAAGTATTACATCTTTTTTAATTGATGATACTAAAGATGTTTGTGAAGATTTTGAGTTTGCGGGTGGGCTTGTATCTTTACACACTAATGCAAAAGAAACAATTGATAAGCTTAAAGTATGGCTTAATTTATAAATACTAGATGAATGCTAAGATCTATAGATTTCCAGAGAAAAGAGCTTTATTTAAAGGTTACAAAATTCCTTTGTATACTGAGGAAGAGATACTTGTAACGGTAATGGCATTAAATGTATTCTCAGAATTGCCAGAAAAAGTTACAGAAAATACGTTAGAAAATTACGATCCGTTGACAGTTATCAAGGCTTTGGTAGAGGCAAAATCCTCTACCATTTTTTCTAGTAAGACGCGATTAACTATTAATGGGATACTTAAATCTATAGAATCATTATGAATATTTTTTACCTTGACCACGATGTGTACAAGTGTGCGGAAATGCACAACAATAAACACACCGTTAAAATGATACTTGAATATGCTCAACTACTTTCTACTGCTCATCGTTTTCTTGATGGTACTCTCATTGATGGCTACAGTAAAACTGGTCGCAAACAAAAAAGATATGTACTTTCTAGTGACCTTGATTCTGTTTTCTATGCTTCTACACATATCAATCATCCTTCAGCAATTTGGGTAAGACAATCACCTGAGAATTATCTTTGGTTGGCTAATATGTTGCTCGCATTGTGTGAAGAATATACATATCGGTACGGCAAAACACATAAAGTAGAGCGAGTTGGTCTTTGCTATGCTTTACTTAAAAACATTCCTAAAAATATCGGAAATAAAGGTTGGTCTGAACCAACGCCTGCTATGCCTGATAAATATAAGGTAATTAATGATTCTATACAATCATATATAAATTATTACCTAGGTGATAAACAACATTTAGGTAATTGGAAAAATCGAAATATACCATCTTGGTATGTAACTACTTGAAAGGTAATTATGACAACAGACTCACATCGTGTACCAGTTGAACAAGGTTTCACAGACGCCCGCGGTACAATTCTTCCCCTAACACACGGCGATGCTAATGTCCAAATGATTTGGTCTAAGGCAGGAGCCCTTCGTGCTAACCATTATCACAAGACAGATACTCATACTTGTTATTTAGTAACAGGTGAAATGATGTTCTATTGGCGCAATCATGGTGAAACAACAATTCATCGCGAACATTTTAAACAAGGCGATATGTTTAAGACTGGTCCAATGATCGATCATGAAATGGTCTTTGAAACTGATTCTATTATGGTAGTTATTTCAGAACACAAACGTGATGCTGATACATACGACCAAGACATTGTAAAAATTGATCCTCTTCACGAACAATATGTTAACGTATGATAAGTGCCGATGTTGCGGCAATGAAGATTTAAAAACTTGGTTATCCATGCCACATTCGCCTGTGGCAAATGCTTTGTTCTCTGAACCAAACCATAATAGATATCCATTGGATTTAAATTACTGTTCTGAATGTGGTCATCTACAATTAGCAGGTGCACCCGACCCCGACGGAGTATTTGAAACATACAAATATAAATCGGGTGTGTCTAAATCTTTTAGAAACCACTTTAAAAAATATGCGTTTGATGTAACCAACCTTGTAGGATATGGCAAAAACTCTAAATTACTAGAGATAGGTAGCAATGATGGATTCTTGTTAGAAGAATTTAAAAATATGCACTTCGAAGTAATGGGAGTTGAACCATCTGAGTTTTTAAGAGAAGAACATAACAAACGAGGAGTACCTGTTGTTACAGATTTCTTTGGCGTAAACTTAGTTAAAAAGTATGCCTGGGAAAATATGTATGACGTGGTATGTGCTAACAATGTACTTGCTCACATTCCCGACACCTTGGATGTAGTTAACGGCATTGCCCTTGCTCTAAGACCAGGTGGCGCTTTAGTCGTAGAGTGTGGTGATCAATCAGGTATTGTATCTGGAGAATATCTAGACAACGTATACCATGAGCATATCGATTACTACACACCTTACTCCTTTAGTAAATTATTGGAAAGAGCTGGTTTAGTTGTAGATGAAGTTCTTAGTGTTCCTACACACGGCATAAGTTTTAGAATTGTTGCAAGAAAACGATTTGATACGAATGGTCTAAAATTTAATCCATTAGATATGACAGAAAAATTAGAAACTGTCATAGACCATATTGCTAAACGAGAAACAAGAATCAAATCTATGTTAGATGGTCGTTCTTTTATTGCATATGGTGCAGCAGCCAAAGCAGTAACATCTTTATATACATTAAATCTTGTAGACGAGAAACTAGTTTCAGTTGTAGATGATAATGAGTTAAAACAGGGATATTATTTCCCAGGAACTGATATCTTAATTGGCAGCCCCAATAGTATGGATAAAGATGCGCTTGTTTTAATTACGGCATGGAATGTGTTTGACGATATCAAGAAGAAACTTGTAGACAGAGGACATCGAGGAGAGATACTCTGTATTCAATAATTTATGGAACCGGCAAATGGGCAAGACTATTAGGCGATAAACTTAAATCGAATAATAGTCATCCCGTTTATATAGGCAGCGACGAATCCTTGGCAAATTACACCAGAGATAATACACCGTATACTATTACAGGGTATCCGGTGTATATTGCCTCATCGACCTCTTCACATCTATCGGATTTAGAACATTGTTTAGATATCCTCGCACCTAAAATAATTTTTATAGAAAAAGGGTTTGAGAATAATGAACAAAAACGAAAAGCCAAAGAATTAGTTAATAAAAAAAAGATACCTACCTATATTTTAAGTCAATATAGATTTTCTACGGTGTTAGAATACTTTAAATTGACTGCAGAATATCCCACTAGTATATCCTATCGATGGAGTATAGATAAGGGTGAGGCATCAGAATGGGGACATCATATAAATTCTATAGATAAGTATATAAAAAATACAGCAAATGACTTTTATATAGAAGACTGGGAAAGTTGTACTATAGATAAAATTTCTAGTTATGATATACACAAAGGCGTGTCTAGAAGGTTATATATAGATATAGAAACAGATAAAAATAACATTACAATTAGTTTAGGAAAAACAAATTCTATTCTAATTAAAAGTAAAGACGGAAAGTTTATCGGAGACCTGCATTATAATGATGAGGATTGTTTAGATAAACAAATTACGGAAATTATTAATAAATCATATAAGAAATTGGAAAGGTTGTGAAATGAAAATTTTAATTTTAGGATCGGATGGCTTTATTGGATATCATCTAAGCGAATCTATTTTAAAGGATCCGAGATTTGCTAATGCTGAGATTGTCGGTGTAGATTTGTATAACAATCGTACACATATGTTGCCGCAAGATAATAGATTGAAATTTTATCAATTTAATATCTTAAATGATACTACGACAGTAGATAAACTAATTGAAGAATGTGATGTGATATTGCCGTTTGTTGCTATCGCTACACCTAAGCTATATGTAGAACAACCATTGCGAGTATTTGAATTAGATTTTGAATCTAATCTTCGAGTGATTAAATTGGCACACAAACTAGGTAAGCGGGTAATCTTTCCTTCAACATCTGAAGTATATGGCAAGGGCGAGGCGCCATTTGATGAAGATACAACTGATCTAGTATATGGCCCAATTAAATATTCTCGATGGATTTATGCTTGCTCAAAACAATTATTGGATCGAGTAATTTTTGCAATGGATCAAAAAGAAAAATTTAGATTTACTTTGTTCAGACCCTTTAATTGGGTAGGTCCATACTTAGATACATTAGAAGGATCTAAAACTGGTTCTGCAAGATTGATTACTCAATTAATTGGAGATATTTTATACAAAGGCGAACTGACACTTGTAGATGGCGGAGAACAAAAGCGTTGTTTTACAGATGTTCGCGACGGCGTAGCTGCATTAAAAGAAATTCTTTTGAATGAAGATAAATCTAATGGCAAAATTTTTAACATAGGCAATCCTTTTGGAAATTTATCAATCAAACAAGTTTCAGAGTTGTTAGTTGAAAAAATGAAAACACGTAATCTTGTAACTAATGTGGACATTAAGATTAAGTCCAGCGGCGAATTCTACGGTGGAGGTTATCAGGATGTATCTAGCAGAGTTCCTAGTATACATAATATTGGTTATAATTTGGCCTGGGCTCCTCATTATACTTTTTCAGAATCTTTAGATAATATTTTAGATTCTCTTCCAAATACCGTAAAATAATACATTGTAATATATAATGTATCAGGAGTAATTAATGCCAATGTACGATTTAAAGTGTTCTCAATGCTCTACAGTATTTGAGGTCTTTTGCAAATATGACGATAAAGACAAACAAGAATGCCCATCCTGCAAATCTACAAACCACGAATCCCATCATAGTACTATGCAAATAGGAGACCCTGTGCGCTTGGGGGTACGAACTATTGACAATGGGTTTCGAGAAGTGTTATCTAGGATTGGTGCTGCCAATGGTAGGCAAGCCAATCTTACAGATAAATTGAGCCGACGCTAAAATAGATGATAATTTTTATTTCTCAATTCGAGGAGGATATTACCTAACAAGGTTGTCCTCCTATCGTTCCATTTAACGAGGGCATTCATGGCAAGAACTAAAACAAATCTTCAAACTCAATCTATTCAAAAACCTCAACTTACTATTGCTAATAATAAGTTGAAATTAAGATTAGATGACATGAAAACAATACAACCATTAACTGAAAATCAGAAAGGATTCTTTGACGCATACGACGAATCACAGATAATGTTATTACATGGTATTGCAGGAACAGGAAAAACATATATTGCATTATACCATGCCTTGGAAGAAGTTTTAGACAAATCAAGTAATTTTAATAAAGTTGTCATTGTAAGATCTGCGGTGCCCAGCAGAGATATAGGACATTTACCGGGAGACGAGAAAGAAAAGACAGAAGTTTATACAGAACCGTACATAGAAATTTGCGCAGACTTATTTGAGAGACCTGACGCATACCAAAGATTGTCAGAACAAAAAGCTGTTCAATTTTTAATAACATCTTTTGTACGAGGTATTACATTAAGTAATTCTATTATTATTGTAGATGAATGTCAGAATATGACAGACATGGAACTAAATTCAATAATGACAAGAGTCGGCGATAGGTCTAAAATCATATTCTGTGGTGATTTTAGACAAACAGACTTGTACAAAAAACATGATATGTCGGGTCTGAAAAAATTTATGGTCATAGCAGATATGATGCCAAATTTTAAAACATTTGAATTTGGTGTAGACGACATTGTTAGATCCGCTATAGTGAAGGAATATATATTAGCACGGTTGAAATATGAAACCATGTACGAATAATAACTATAGGGGAAAAATATGCAATTAACAGAAAAACAAGTATCAAGCTGCGTTTCGCAGAACAAAAATGTTCCGGCGCTAACAGCTGCACTAAATAAAGTATTGGAAAAATATGAAATCAACACCAAAGAACGGGTCGCAGGTTTCTTAGCACAATGCGGACACGAGTCTGCAGGATTTACTGTATTACAAGAAAATTTAAATTACGGAGCAAAAGGTCTTCGAGGTGTATTTGGTAAATACTTCCCCGATGATGCTACAGCCGCAAAGTATGAACGCAAACCAGAAATGATTGCTAACAGAGTTTACGGCGGCAGAATGGGTAACGGACCTGAAGCATCGGGCGACGGATATAAGTATCGTGGACGTGGTGCTATTCAATTAACAGGCCACGATAACTATGCCGCATTTGCAAAAGCAATTGGCAAGGATATGGATGAGACCAT